GTAATCGTTGGCGTGGTGCTGGTGTTGCTGCGGAAGCAGTTGCCGCTCGCAACGTCGGGCGTTGCGTCGCTCGCGCCCCAGGTTTCGGTGGAATCGCAGGCTTGATGAATACCGGCGACGACCACATCGGCAAACGTGGCTTCGCCCGTGAACGTGGGACCGGCCAGCGGCGCGACCTCGTCGCCCTCTGGAACCTGCGACGCACCGAACCCGATGTCTCCGTTGGCGGAGAGGTTTTCGAAAGTGACGTCCGTCGCGGCAATAGGAAGCACACTGTAGTTGCGTGCCTTGTTGAAATACGCGTTCATCTGCCACTCGTTGTTTTGGTAGATGAAGCCAATCGTCTCGTTGACCAACAGCGTGATGTCGCCTGTGCCGCAGACCAAGATAGTGCCTGTGCAGTCTATGGTCGGGAAGAACGGCGACGCACCCGAAAGGTAGATCTGTTGGCCCTCGGTGCCGTTCGTGAACGTGGTGATCGTTGTTGCGTCGCCTACGATGAACAGGTTGCCGAGAGACGCATCACCCGAACCCCCGGTTACGGGATTCCACACGCCAAAGTCAAGGACGCTGCCGAGTGTTACAGCGGCGTTGAAAGTGTTCTGCGCGGTGAAAGTATTTGCAGTTCCGAGGGACGCCTTGCTGACGTCTGAGAATTCCTCTAGGGCGAGCAAGTGCCAACTATTCGTATCGCCGTTAAGAAAGAATGTCGCAGTTTCATCCGTGTTAAGGATCGGGTTGACGGTTCCGCACACGAGGTTGCTCGACCCGGGTACGGCCGAGCCGTCGTCGTCGCAGAGGCTATCGGGGCAGGGGGAGCCTCCCGCGCAGGAAGTTTGCGGCGGGCCTCCGGTGTCGAATACGTCGACGCACGAACAGAAAAGCTCCAACTCCTGCTCGCTCGCGATGACGTAGATGATCTGCCCGTCATCCCCGCCGTCGAAGTCTGTTATCGTGAGTTGACTCGGCGCTGACGCAGGGAACGCGGTCACACCGTCTGCATCGCAGAGCGCGTCGGGGCTGCCCGCTCGCTGCGGCAATACAGACAGAGCAGACTGAGCGTCCGAATCGCACAGGGCATCGGGGGCCCCAGAACACTGAATGTCACCACCGCAAGGCTCGCCGTCGCGCGAATCGTAGAGGTCGACGCAGTGCACGTCGTAGAGGTCGGCGCACTCCCAGGATTTAAACAGCGTCCCGCTTGATATGTCGGGCGTCGCATCATCCTCTAGAAAATACTCGACGAGACCGAGATCCACGGTTCCGGTGAGTTCGACGTCGCTCATCTTCCACGTGCCAAACGTCTGTTCGCTGTACGCCGTTAGGTGCCTGCTGCCGTAGTTGTCCTCTTGGCGAAACACCCAGTTCAAATACCACTGGACGTTACCCGTCCCGAACCGATCGGCGCTCGTGAATGAGATCCAGTCGTTTTTGTCTAGGACAATCGTTTCAGTTCCGCAGATCAGCTTCCCGGTTGGGTTGCCCTGATTCGCACAGAGAAAATTCGTCTTATTCGTTTGGGCGCGAATAACAAGCGTTTGCCCCGGAGTCGTCGGGTCGGCGCTGCCTATGTTCGAGTCGCAAAGTCCATCGGAACAGGTCGGCGTCGTAGAGCAGGACGTCTGCGGCGCTGGGCTCGCTGGCGTGTCGAAGTTGTCTGCACACCAGCTGAAATTGTCGTAGGTCGTCGTAGATAGCGGCCCGTAATAGTACGACGCATCCTTAACGTCAGGCGATCCGGGCACGGTTGGAAGCGTCGGCGGGAGTGTGCTTCGCCTTAGTGTGAGGTGGCCGCCGAGCTTCATGTCGCCCTGTTCGAGGTCGGCACCGCGCAAGGATAGCGGCGTGATCGCCGCTAGGTTCGTCGTCCCGTCGCTCACTTCTCCGAGCGTCGCGCGTTCTAAAACGCCTTTCTGCGATGCGGTTGCCCCCTCGACATTGTCACCGTCGAGGGTTCCCGTCACGTCGCTTGCAAGGTCAACGGGGTGAGTGCCGCCCGCGCCAGCGAGCGCGGCGAGCCAGGTCGTCCCGTCGCAGTTGCATTGATTCCGATTCGATTGCAGGCCCACCGTACAGTCGCTCGTGCCGTCTCCGTCGGTGACGTAGACCGTCCGCCCCGCAGCGTTGGCGTCGCAAGTGGGCAGGTTCGCAACGAGGTATTCGGGGTGCTCGTCGCGCGTCGCCTCTAGCCTGTCGTCGTCGTCGAACTTTACGGTACACGCAGGCCAAACGGTCGACGGGCAGGTCTGTGCGAACGCGGGCCACGCGAAGAGAATCGCCGCGAGTATCGTGAGAATGTGCATGGCCGCCCTCATGTGTGCTGACCGTTTTCGGAGATCTGCACGGCGATGATCTCCCATGTGTGCTCGTTGAAATCCTTCGTCATGCTGATGATCCGGCAGCCGTCCGTCACGTTCGACCACGGCGGCGCGATGTCAACGATGTCGCCAATCGCCAGCGGGAGCCCGTCGAACCACGCCACCTTCGACAAGTGAAAGACCTTGCGCCTGTCTGACTTCTTCTCCTGCGCGATGTAGCCTGCGACATCCTCGGCTGTGGTCGGATCTTGGATACAGAGGAACGCCACCGGGCCGCTCTCGATCCGCCCCGTCCGAAGCGATGCGGTGTTGAGAATCGTCGAGGTCAGCGGTACGTCCGAGTTGTCGGGGTTCGCGCGAGCGAAGAGCTTGTACCCCTCCTCGCTACCCCCTCCCGGTAGCGATGCGTCGAACGCATAACGGAACGTGAAGTCATTCGCGATGTCGTCGAGGCTGCGCCCCTCGTTTCGCATGGTGTGCGTTTCGGATAGGGTCGAAGTCGCAGCGCCGAACCCGTAACTGCTGTCCGCTGAGAGTAGGTGCCACTCTCGCCCGCTGGATTCCTCCAATGGTACGACGTTACACCTGGCCTCGAACGCCATGCGCTGAAGGATCTCGTCCCACTTGAACCCGAGACTGCGAACGTCAAAGGCCCACTTTGCAGCCGCGCCGAGCGCTGTGACGAGCGCGGAGTAACTCGCGGCGTTCACGGTCTCGCCGCCCACGACCTCGACCCAGTGTTTCATAATGTCGGCGGGGTGTTCGAGCGTCACGCCCGTCGACACCTGATAGCCCGAGCCGGGCGCCTCCACCCCGTCTATGTCGGCATACAGCTGCGCGGTGATGATCTCGGGTATCGCCTTCGGGTCGTGGATCGTTCGGATGACCCGGTAGATGTCGCCGAAGTCATTAGCCGTTGTCGTCTGGAATCGGATCGTGTTTACGTTCGTAAACCCGTCGGTAAACATGAAGTGGCGCCACTCGGGAGTCGAGAGCGTGGTCGGCTCGGTGTGTTGGTCGATCATGTTCGTCGCGTCTGTTTTTCGTAGGACAAAGGCGCGCGTCGCGGTCGGCTTCATTAGGATAGAGACGGTCTGCATATCGAAGGTCGCCACGCCTGCGGGCTGATCGAACGTGACGTCTAGGTACTGGTTATTCGTGGTATCAAACGACGCGAATGTCGAATTGCTGCCGTCGATCACGTTGTCGGGGTTCGTCACGCCAGCATCGGATACGGCCGTCGACGTGCCCTCTTGATCTATCTGCCCTTTTTCTAGCTGATTGATTTCAATCTGCGCGTGAAAAATTCTGAAGTCGCCAGAGCCGCCGACCATCTGCACGTATAGAAAGAATGTCGACCCGTCGCTCGCGTGTAAGGTTGAGTCGTACTCGAACGAGAACGCCTGGGGAGCAGAGCCCGCAGCGGGCAGCGACCCTGAGCTGATAGTCTCGACAATCGTGCCGCCCGTGGTGTCTACACGGACCTCTATATTCTCGTCTGTCGCGTCTCGCAGCGTGAGCCAGAGCGTGACGGTGGCGACCCCGCGATCGGCTCGCGTCAGGTTACTGTGCGACGGGAACTGCAAGCCGCAGAAGTTTCCGAGCGTGATCTGCGCGTAGGTCGCCGCAGAGTCATCGTAGTCGCCATTGTATCCGCGCCCGTCCCGGTCGGTGTTCGTCTCGCCCGTCAGCGCGTTCGGGGTGAGTACCATCTTGGTCTGCGCCGCGACCCCCATGCTCGTGACCGTTCGGCCCGAAACGGTTGTAGTGTCGGCGAGGTTGTATACGATTTCGTTCTGGGTTTCCTCTATGCGAATGAGCCGCCCGGTTGATTCGTTCACCCGATAGACGTTCGGAACGTCGTCACTCTGCTGGTCGCTGATGACCCACGTCGGTGAGGTGAGCATCTCAAGAAAGCTCGCACCGAGATCGTGCGCTGCGGCAAGCGAAACGTCCTGGCCGCGACCACCCGTTTCGATGTTGATCGTTGTAGCGTCAACCGTCGTGCAGAGAATCTTTTCTCGGTCGACCAGTAGGAGGTAGGTCGTCGGTGAGGCGGGTAGCCCCGCAGTCGAGTCGACGAACTTATTGACGTTGTCCTCCGTGGCGTCGATGGTTTCGCTGAGCGTGCCCTCGAAACCGACCTCCCAAGCGATAATGGGAATGTGCTTCGCGTCCCCGTAGGCTCTCGGGCACCGCTTCCCCATGTCGCGCGGGGATACCTTGGTCGCGTCTCTAGCGTAGATCCACTCGCTCGCAAGCGTTGGGACGACCGTCTCGCACTGGATCGTCAGTGTGAACTCGTTGACCGGCGATACTCGACGCACGCGCCCGCGAAATAGAACGGTGTGCTCGCTACCGGCGAACCCGCCATCCACTGGAACCGTGTCGATATTGTTGACGAGGATCTGGGCGATCTCGATGTCCGCGCCGTACATGTTCAGGCCGTCGAGCGTGACTGAGAGTCGCTCGGCATTCACGAGTTCGTTCTGTAGGTGTAGGTCGAACGACTGGCGAAACGGGGTGAGGTCGTAGGGGTTGGGGATGTGCTCACCGAGCGAGGATACAAACGGGCTTCCGCCCACGACCACCGGGGCGAACGGCTTATCAACTCCGGTGTTCCCGTAGTCGTAGGTGACGGCGATGTTCGAGAAGTAGAGGGAAGCACCACCCGTCCGCGCGACGGCGTCCGTGTAGGTCGTGAGCTTCACGAGCGTGACCGGCGAGATGCCAGATCGCGAAGCTCGGAACGCCTGTGTCGCGTCAAGGGTCCGGGGCATTAGTCGACGGCCTCGATCAGATCGAGGGTGAAGGTCTTGCTCCTCGTTCCGTTCGAGGGCACGAGGATCGAGTTCCGGGTGCGGGGCATGGAGGCGAACTTGACCGAGAGCGCGGGCTCGTCGGTCTCGGGGGGCGTCGAGAATGACGCGGGGTCGATGTAAAACGGGAACGCCATCCCGACTTCGGCGACGAGCGCCTCAAGATTCGTGAGGTCTGTCCCGCTGAGCGGGCTCTCGTACTCGTACTCAATGACTCTCTGCTGTGGCCCGTGCTGGATCGTGGGAGATGCACCCGTGGTATGTTCGAGCCGGGTCGCGTTTGCTTTGAACTCGTCGCTCGAGTTTTGCAGGTTCGGCGCTGCGCTGAACGTCATCACATCGGTGTAGAACAGCTCGCCGAGTTCGTATGTGCCGGTTCCGATGAACGTAACGCGAATGTATTGACGGCTCTGCGTCAGCGTGTCGAACTCGCCTGAGTCGTACAGTGTTCCCGGTACGGGGCTTGAGTCAGACGCGTGCAGGGTTTCCTTGTTCGTCACGAACGTGATGTCGTCTGCCTGCTCGATGAACACCTCTGCGACGTTATGGTTCGCGGGGATAATCAGCCGGTTGACCCCGTTTGTGGAGTCCATGTTCATGATGATCGACGGGTTCGTGTAGCTTGTGCTGAACTTGAATAGCACCGAGTCCCGCTCGTCGACGACGTTCGACAGGGGGAACGAAGCGCTCGCGCTCTCGCCCGAGCCGAGTGTGAGGTTCCCTGCGGCGTCGCCATACTTCAGGCGCGTGTAGTTGAAGTAGGAGAATCTGGGCGCGCGGAATGCCATCAGGTCGGCCTCAATGTTCCGTCGGGGTTCAGCGAGAACCGCCCACCCGATCCGAAGTCGGACAGACCAGTCCCGCCTTGCAAGACGGTCGATTGTCGCAATCCCGGCTCTCGAGTCAATCGCGACCCGCCGCCGGGTAGATGCACCCGCCTACCGTCGGACGACGTACGCCCTCCGCGGGCTACGGCATCGGCGACCGCAGCCGCGCGACCCGCCGCCTCGGCTAATTCGTTGAACCGTTGCGCCGCCGTTAGCGCGCGCGTGCCGCTATCCTCTACTGCAACCGCAACGGTACGCATCGCCGCCGACATAGCGCCCGCGCCGTCCGTGGTGTCGTCGATCGAGTCGCCAAGCTCGTCGATATTCTCGCCCGTTGTTTCCGCGGCGGAATTGAGATCGGTAAACCCTAGCGCGGCATCGGCGGCGGCTTTGCCCATATCGCCAAGACCACGGCGCATATTATCCGCGCGCAATCGGAGCGATTCCACTTGCCGTGTGCCCTCAGCCTCAGCGTCGATCAACTCCTGCGAGAAGCCGAGCGTCGCGTCACGCGCGGCCTGCATGGCCTCCTCGATCGCGCGCACCTCGGCCTCAAGCTCTGCGGCGGTGACGATCCCGAGCGCCTCGCCGAGCTTCTGTAGCGCGGTCGCCTCACCCTTCAGGGCGGCCTCGATCCGCGCGGTTCTCGCCGCCGCATCCTCTTGCGCCTTGGCAAATTCAGACGTCGCCCTTACAGAGTCGTCGAGAAGCCTGACCTCCTCTGCGCGTCTGTCGTTCAGGAGCTTTGTAACCCGGTCGCTTTCCTCTTGGATTGCCTTCAGGTTTGTGACGCTCTCGCCGTACTCATTGATTGCGATGAGCACTTCCGACACTCCAGCGGTTAGCCCACGCAGGAAGTCCCGGCTGGTAGCAAGGCTGCGCGCCCATGAATCCTGTGCGGGGACGAGAGCGCCGAGCTTCGTGAGAACCACCCCGAGCGCGGTGCCGTAGTTACCGAGGACGCTAGAGGTGCCCTCGATCACCTCGGCGAGCTTCTCGCTCGAAGCAACCGCGTTGGTTGTATTCTCGAACCAGTCTTTCAGCTTCGCAGTGCTCTGCGCGAGCGCCACCGTGACCTTGCTCTGCGCGTCGGCGAAGTCCTCCGCACCCTTGCCCGCCGTCTTGATGACAGCGGCGGTAAGCGCTGCGGTTTTCTCTTGCTTCGTCAACTCCTCGACTGTCTTGCCGACGGAATCGGCGAAGTCGGAGTAGATCTTCACCGCGTCGACGACGATCCCGAGGTTGTCGAGAATCAGCGGCGATGCGCGACCGACACCCGTGGTGATGTCGTTGAACGCCTGGGTCGCAGAGATCCCCAGCGAGACGGACGCCTTCGTCGCCGCCTCGAGCAGTCCGGGGATGTCGTCCTTGGAGATGCCAAGCGCGAGCGCGCGGTTGCTTGCGAGGATGATGTCGGACGTGGCGATCTGGTTGTTCGACAGGCTCTTGAGCTTGCCGATAAACTCGTCTATCGCAGCGCCCTGTGATTCGAGGCTACGCTCGAGCGCGCGGCGCTGGCCGAGCCTCTCGCCCGCGGACTCTACGAGCTTGAGCGCACCCAGAACGGACGCGAACGCTGCGGTCAGCGCGAACAGCTTGTTTTTGATGCCGCTCGCAAACTTCGACAGGCTCTTGTCTGTTCGCTTGATCGCGCGCTCTGCGCCCCTCGAGTCGCCCTCTAGGCGAACCTTGACCTTCAGGTCTTTGGCCATGCGTGCCCCTTAGTTGTACTCGAGGCTGAACTCCGTCCCGGCAGTCGTGCTCGTCGCGAGTGCGTCAGTCAGCTCGACAACGGCAGCGGTGCCCGTGCGGTCGTACTTGATGCCCTTGGGCTGGAGGTTGTTCACGGTGATGAGCGCTGCGTTTATCGTGCCCGTCGTCGTCCTGGGCGTGCCGAGCTGCATTGAGAGGTCTGCGGTCGGGGCTGAGGTGTTTACGAGTGCGTCCCACTCGGCAGCGGAGTCGGCCGTCTCGAGGTAGATCCGGCCATCGACCGTGATCCTGCGGTCTACCTGCGACTGACGGATACCCGTCGTCGCGACGTTCGCGTCGCCAAACTCGACGATGTTGTTCGCGATCGTAATGGCGAGGTTCTCGAAGCCGCGCGTCTGGCCGAAGTTCGCAAAGGCCATACCCTCGACGGTCGGAGCCGCAAGGCTCGACTGCGTGCCCCAGGTGAAGGTCGGGAACGTGACGGTGTCGGCGAAGGTCTTGACCGACCCTACCTTGAAGTTCGCGGTGATCAGGCAGTTCTCGCCCGCCGTGAAGTTGAGCACGAGCGAGTCGACGAGGCAGTCCTGAAGCACCCAGGAGAGGTCTGCGGTCCAGAGTTTGACGGTCGAGTATTCCGCCGAGGCCCTCGGCGTGTAGATGTAGTCAGGTGTCACAGCGCCCGAAGCACCCACGAGCCCGGCCGTGCCGAGCAGCTCGTCGATACCCGCGAAAGGCTGCGCCTCGTCCGCCAACGGTGTCGACGAAGCGCCGTTACCCTTGAGCGGGAACGTGATCGAGAGCCCCTCGGTGACTGTGCGAATAAACTCGTCGGCCTGAGCCGTGAACGAACCCGCAATCTGGGCCTGTTCCCGCACGACCGTCGAGAAAGACGGCAGCGCGACGCCGCTCTCGGCGTCGCCCGAGTTCTTGTCCCCGAGGATGATCCCGTTGCTGTTTACGAGCGCGCCGCTCAGCGCCTCGACGGCGGTGTTCGCTGTTCCGAATCCGGCCGTCTGCTCCGCAACCGCGAAGGCTACGCCGTCAAATAGTTCGTCGTTGTTCGCCATGCTGTTTCTCCTAGACGGCGTCCAGCAATACGGACGCGGTTATCTCGAAAGTGATTACGTTTCCAGTGCGCGAGCCCTCGCCGATCTCGGGCGACTCGTCTGGCTCGAGGTCGTACACACCGGACTCCGCGCTCCACTTCGACTCGACGAGCAACTCGTCTGCGACGCGGCTCATGCTGTCGTGAAGGAATGACTCCTCGTTCGTCAGCTTGGCGGCGGCTGAGGCGCCCGCAACGTAGTGGTGTATCAGAATCGTGACGAACGCGCGGGGATGGTTCTGGTTCCCTCGCGGGTAGTCTTTGTCCGGTGAGATCTGGACCTGATAGCGGGCTTCGCCGCCCGTGATTCGGAAGTCGGTCCCATAGTTCGAGGGGGCTTGGGTGATCGTCGTCGGCGCGGCCGTGTGCGCCGCCAACATTCGAGCCTTTGCTGCGGTGTAGAGATCCTCGAACGGTGTAGGCATCAAAAGACCTCATCGGTTGTAATGTCGAGCGTCCCGTAGACGAACGCATCCTCCTGGCCGCTGAACGTGAGCGCGGCGTCGCAGCTCACATCGTCAACGGTTGCGGTTAAATCCGGGTCCGCGAAGATCGCGTCCCGTAGGGCTTCCATTTGCAGATCGACCGCCTCGCGCGTCGTCTCGGCGGTGTCGCCTGGCGTCGTCAGGACGGCGACCTGTACTTGACCGATCACCTTGCGCCGCTCCTGCTTGAAGTCGAGCCGCTCGGGCTCCTGCTCTGCGAACAGGATGATCGCGTGCGGGAACTGATCCTTTGGCAGCTCGCCCAAGACCTTCGGCTCGTTCGTAATCGTGATGCCCGAGAACGATGTGGCGACGTGGACTTCGACAGCCGTTCGGATTGCCTTCATGCGTGACGGCACTTAGACCCCCGCCTCTCTCTTCCAGTTTTTGAGAAAGATGTCCTCGAACTTCGGCGCGACCTTTTCAATCGCGGGTGAGAGAAACGGGCGCTCCGGGTATCGTCCGAGCCCGAGCTCGTGGATTTTCCCGTAAAACAATTCGGTGCCGACTTCGATCGCGAACGGAAGCGGCCTGAGGTCCGGGCCGATGCTGCGCCGCAAGTTTCCGATGCGTGCCGTCAAGTGCTTCGGGTCGGGTGGAGTCATGCCGCTGCGCTTCCCGCCGCCACCCTTGAGAATCTGAACGTCTGCGGCATCCTCTTGGATGAGGTCCGCAGCCTTTATCAGGCTCTTCCTCAGGATGTCGAAGTTCTCACCTGGGTCGAGCTTCTTGAGCGCGCGGCGCAGCTCCTTGCTGCCCGTCACTGAAACGCGCATCGCGACGACCACTACGTCGACCTTCGCCTAAACGGTGCCATCGCGGGAATCGTCTCGCGCGCCCAGATGTCTTTGTCGAACGTGATCGTGGACGCCGGGTCGACGCCCTTTGACAGTAGGCCGCGCCATCCAGAGCCCGACTGCACCGTCTCCTTGTAACGCGCGACGGCGAGCGAGGTCGCAGCCATCACGAGCGTCTCGGGAATCGTGACGTATCCGTAGTCGTAGGTGACGACGATGTTCCGTCGGCCATTGGCCCACTGAACCGGATCGTCGCCAGAGATGCGGACGAGTTTGCCGTCCTCGAGATCCTGCTCGATGCCCTCGAAGTCCGTGTCCTCGACGAGCGCGGTCCCGCCCTCAGTCAGCGAAGTAACCTCGATGATCGGGTAGTGGTCGAGGTAGATCTCGTCCGAGTTGTGGCCGTCCTGTTTCTCTGCGGTGGCCGTGGCCTGCACGATGCTCCTGCCCATCCACTTCTGCATCTCGTTCGTGACGCCCGCAATCAGGGAGTTGAGCACCGTGTCGCGGTCTGCGTCGGTGCCCGCGATGTCTGCGTCGAGCTTCACCTTGGCGAGCGTCGTGAACGGGTCGGTCACTCCGGTGACGGAGTTCATCACGTACTCGCCCGAGAGGTTCATCGCGGTAGGCGTACCGCCCACGGCTGAGACTTCGAGCCAGAGCGTACCGACCGCCATCGACAAGCCCGTCGACTGCTTGAACGTCTCGAGGTTCGAAAGCGTGACGGCCTCCGTCAGGTCGTCGCCGGCCTGGTTATTCTGAAGCCGAACGGTGATCGAGTTCCCGGTGCCAGGAGGATCAGATAGCCGAATCGTCATCTCAGAGAGAATGTTCTCGACCGAGAAGGCGTTGGTCTGCGACGCCGCGACGGGCGCGGAGATCAGCCCTGCGATATTCTGGGTCGCGCCGCGCCACGGCATTTCAGAATTGCTCCATTGATATGTTCCCGTCCCACGCTGTAGCGGTTCCGAGATTCAGCACGAGGTAAAAAACCTCAGGGATTGCTATGTCGATCTCCTGGGACGCGGTAGTGATTCCGCCTTCCGCCTGGGCTGCCGGAACGAACACGAGCACATGGTTCGCCTCTGTCGCGAAGCTCGCAGACGAAACGATCGTGTAGAACGTCGCCTCGTGAGGGCGCTTCACTTTTAGGTTGATCGTCCAAGTGGCCGTGTCGGCTGTGACGTTGTCGGAGTCGAGCCAGATGCGGAGCCCGATGGCTCCTGGCTCAAGCTTGAACGGTCCGAATTGAGTATCGGCTGAGATCGGTCCCGTCAGAATCCGAGAGTCGTGGTCGCAGAAACCGTCGAGCGATCCCGTGAGTTGGATCAACGGTCGAGGGCCTCCCGCCTGAGCGGCGGGCGTGTCCTCGGTGTCGGTGCAGGCTGAGTCCATGAGGACGTTGGGGTAGTGGTCGCCGTCGACCGCGTAGGCGTCGAGCGCAAGGAACATGAACGCGCACAGCACGCCCCAGAATATCGAGCGTAGCCTCATGTCTCCCCCCGGTTGAGCCCGCCGTCGTCCTTCCGGTCGTTCGACGCCTTCGCCTTGCGCTCCTTCTTCTCGGCCTTCGGCTTCTTCTCCTCGTGGCCCGGGGGTCGCGATGCGATCCCTGCAGCGAGTCGTTCTGCCAGTGTCGACTTCGTTGGGAAGTTCCCCTTTCCTGCGGAGATGCCGCCGATCTCCTCGAGCCGCTCAGCGGAATCTCGGCTAGAGCCGGGACGCGCGAGCCGCCTGATCTTCTCCAGTCGCTGTTGAATCTCGAACTCTGTCATACGTGAATCTCCCAAGGGAGAGAGAAGGCCCGCCCCCAAGTCGAGGGCGGGCGATCTCTCAGGGTGAATCGGATTACGACGTGATGGCGTCGATCTCCTTGATGCCAACCGCGTCGACCAGCTGTCCGTCCATCCTCTCGGTGAACTTGAACTGAGTCGTATCGGTTGCGAACCCAACGTCAGTGCTGACCTTCGCCTCGATGCCGCCCTTGCGGACGACCGCGTAGCTCGTGAGATCACCGAAGATGAGGTCGCCAGCGGTTGCCGGGACGTGGTAGACCGGCCGTCCGAAGATCGTGCCGATCGCCGAGGGCAGGTTCGCGTCGGTGACAGGCATCCGAGCTCCGTTGCCGGACTGGAGCACCTGGTTACCGTTGCCGTCCACGAGATTCGTGAGCAGCGTTGCGACGAGCGTGCCTGCGAGCCACGTACCGTTAGGCTGATACGCCTTGCCCAGCGCGAAGAACAACGTCGCGAGGTCCGCTGACACGAGGTTTGTCGTGGTTGCCGAAGTCACGATTCCGCCCGCGAGCGCACCCGTGAGGTTGGGCGAGGTCCCGTTCGTCGTGAGGATCTGTGTATCCTCGAGCAGGCCGATGCCCTGGCCCACGCGAGAACTCATGATCTGCATGACGTTGAACGCCGAGTCGGCGAGCAGCTCATCCGAGAGGATGATCCGAGCGCCGAGCTTGTGCGGGATGAGCATCACGGACGTTGTGGCCGGGTTGGCTTCGGCCGGGGCCGCGCCTTCCGCAGCTGTCACGGCCGTGACCGCTCCGACGGTGGGGACGCGGAGCGTGTTGCCCGCGGTGGTGAAGTTCTGGCAGAGCGGTGCGATCACCGCCGACTGCTGCTTTGCGATCTCGATGACGTTCGAGAACGACTGCGGGAGCAGGTTCGCGCCCGATCCCGAGGTCAGAGCCGTCGGGTCCGAGAGGTCGAGGGCGCCTTCGAGCAGGTTCGCGCGGGCATAGGCTTCGTCGGCCTTCACCCTCGCCATGCGCTGCAAGGCGACGTCGTTGGTGCGGAGCCCCGTGAGCCATTGATTGTTCCAGTGATCCTGGTCGGGATCCCTGGAGCCCTTGAAGTAGGGTTTCGCGCGGAGCAGGTTGCGGTAGAGCGCGTCCTCGGGCTGGCTCCGAGTGACAATCCGACCTTCCGATCGGTTCGTCTCGACGGGGCCGTCGGGCGTGAGGTCGCTCACGTTCGTGCGGTCGGGCGTCTCGGCGAGAACGGCGATCTGTCGACCGATGCCCTCGATGAGTTGCTCCTCCCGCTTCGCCAACACGGAGTTGACCATCGCAGCCAAGGCCGACGTTTTGTTGTCGTCCTCAGGCGGAGTATTTAGTTCTGCTGACATTCGATTTCACCTTCCCGGTCGCCTGAGCCAGAAGCTCGTCGACCGTTTTTCTGATGCGGACGTCTTGCTCATCCATCGCTGCGGATAGCAGCCGTCCGAACTCTTCTGTGTCAATGGGCGAGGTCACGCCCGAGAGATCCCAGTTGTCGACCGGAGGCAGGTCAGCCTCGGGCTCGGGATCGGGTTTAACTTCGACGTCGATCGCGTCGTCGCTTCTGTCGCTCCTCTCGTCTGCCAGCGCGGTCGCCAGCTCTGCGGGGAGCAGGATTCTTTGGCCTCCGATCTCGACCTCTACGAGCTGCGAGGCTTCGTCCTCGAGGTCTGTGCCTGATGCCACGGAGTTGATGAGATCAGCGACGGTTGCGCCTGACGCCATCGCGTCGCGCGAATCGTTGCGGAGCCACTGGAGGATCTTGGTCGTGTCGCCAGGAACTCGCTCGGGCTCTTGGGAGTCGTCGGCCATGCCGCGCCAGAAGTTTTGGACGTCGCCTTCGGAGCTGTCTGCGCGTCCGATGAGCGCGGCGGTGTCTGCGCCTAGCGCGACAACGGAACCCTCTCGCGCGATCCACTCCTCGAAGTAAATCCCCCAGCGCGCGGGACCGTTCGCGGTCTCCGCATCTACGAAGTGCGGGTGGTCGGACGGGAGGTTCACGCGCCGGATTGACTTGCCGGGCACCTCGTCCCACCGGATCGACACCGCGTTGACGTGGCCCTCGGCGATCATGTGCGCGAGGTCGCGCCGCGCCTCGGCCATTGGGCCGTTCATCTCGATGTTCCCTCTCGCGAGCAGGCGCGGGGGGGAGTCGCCGAGGTTTTTGGTCGGGTTCGTGACCGAGCCCAGCGTCCCGTTCGGATCGTTCCAGTGTGATGCCAGAAGTGGCATACGCTCGGGAATCTGCCCGCCCTTGATCGAGAGGACGTGCCCGTCGGAGGCTTCGCCCTCGGTGGCGAGTGTCATCTCGAACACGCCGTCCGTGCCGATGCTCTCGATTCGTGCTGTTCTCTCGTACTTACTCATGTCAGGCCCTCGTCGTAGAGCATCGTCGAGTTAAATCCGACGGCCCCGATATGGGTGGTTTCTTTTGTGAGGTCGTGATCGACCATCGGCGAAAACCCCGCCGCCTTCGCCTTCTCCGAGAAGTAGATGTCCTCACCCCGGTAGACGTACCCGTCGCCGTAAGCGACGTACTCGGTCATAAACCACGGGCGGGGCATCGCCTGGAACACGCGCGCCTCGATGAGCGCAACTCCAAAGCCCATCCTGTAAACCTTCTCGAGGCCCTTCTCGTGTCGCCCTGTCGAGACCGGCTGGAGCTTCGCGTCGATCGCCGTTCCTCGTAGCGGTAGCGTCCTGGTCGTCGCGTTGATCCCGACCCACGGCCGCCCATGCTCAAGGAGTCTGTGGGCCGTGTCGTTCGGAAAGCTATGGTCCGAGTCGATCCAGAGCAGGTGCGTCGCCTCGAGCTTGTCGATCGCGCGCTCTGCTAGTTCCTGTCTAACGGCCGGGAGAATCGAACTCGAGGCTGTCACCGTGACGACCTCCTCGACGCCCTTCGACCTCACGTTCGAGAGTCTGAGCACCATCGCCGCAAGCGAGAAGGCATACTGAGCCTTGACGTTCTCGAGATGCGGTAGGCATATTGCGAGCCTGCCCATCAGTCGTTCACCGGAGTGAGGAAACAGCGGCAGTTGATCGAGTTGCCTGCGCTCAGTGCGCCGCCACCCGCCCCCACACCTGGCGCGTCTGCGGCTTCATTCCCGAGATCGAACGGCTGGCCGACGTCCCTGACCTGGCCCTCGGCGAACTGATGCGAGTCGCGAACGTCGGCGTCGAGGTTCGTATTCCAGCGCTTCTGATCGACGTCCATCACCTCGAACGCCTCGAGCTGCGCCGTCTGACTGGCCTTGAGGATCTCGGTGCGCGCGATCGTGCGCGCGTCTGTTCTGACTCGCTTCTTGAACTCCGTCTTGATCCGCTTCGCGATCTGGTCGACGCTCTCACCCTTGCCGGTAGCGTCGGCGAGCATGGCCCCCAGCCGCTTCTTCGTGGTGGCGTTCACATTCGTGACGAGGTCTGCGCCCTGACGCCTGAGCACCTTCTGCATCTCGGGCGTGAACGCAAAGGCATCGTCGCCACCACCGAGCCCAGTCAGCGTCTCGCGTAGGATCTCGATGAAGGCCGCTTGCCTGATCGGCTCCGCTCGGATCTCGAACAGCCGCGCCCACTCGTCGGGGTCGATCAGCAGCTCGGGATCGACGGCGCGGGTGCGTTGATCCTCGAGCAGCCGCAGAACGCTCTCGAGTTGCGCGCGGAAGATCGTGCGAATCGCCCGGAGCATGATCGGGACGAACTGCTTCTCGCGCTTGATCTGGCGCTTCCACTCGTTTTCGGGCGAGAAGTGCTCAGCGCGGGATCGCGAGGTTCGCGCCTGATGCGTGTTGAAGGGGTAGTAGGTATACGGGTCACCCCCTGAGCGGCCGTCTCCTTCGTCCTCGGGGTCGAGGTCGACCGGCTCGAGATCGCCGAGCGCGCCTGGCTGATCGCCTGGGAAGTCGTCGAATCCGTCAATGTCGTAGGGTTGCTGGCCCATGTTCGCGACGGGCAGCTCACCCCAGTCGATCGGGTCGAGCCCGCGATCCTGGCGGACTTGATTGACCGAGCGAACCATGCCGAGAAGGTCTGACGCTTCTTGCTTGAGGGTGAATTCCTTGTCGTCCGAGACGAACTCCTCGAACTGGACGAAGATGCCCGAGTCGAAGTCCGGCGCGAGTTGTAGCGTGAGCGCATCGGCGATCAGGTTCGCGACGGGCTTCACGGCGTGGCGGTCAAAGACGTACTGATTCGTCTCGGCGCTGGAGCGGTCGCCTGATACGACCTGGCCGAGAATCGAGCGCGGGACCGAGTAGCCCATGAGCTGCTCGTCTCGCCAGAACTCAAGCAGCGGGACGACGTCCGCGCCGCTCTGCATCATCATCTCGATGAGCTTGTATCCGACGGGCAAGATCGCGGGGGAGTCGGTGTTCTTTCCGAAGCGCGTGTTGTAGTTCTTGCTCCACTCTGCGGCGAACCTGTCGCGCTCTGTCTTTGAGAACGCCGTCGCGTCGACGCCCGTCTCAAGGACGGACTTAGGGGTCGCGTCCTTCTCGTAACGCCTGCGTAGGTGCTGCCCTGCGAACTTCAGACCGTCGGCGGTAACCGCCTCGGGTGCGAGGTAACCCTCGCTCGCCCACATATTCTCGGGGTCGGGGAAGAAGAAGCGAATGACCTGATCGGCAGGAAGGAACTCCTCGGAGCCCGCGCCGTTGCGTACCCTGTACCGCTCGACGACGCCGTTCGTGACGAGCGGGACGATGTTCGTCGGCGGGATCGGGTGCAGCTCGAGCGGAGTCCCGAGCATCGACCCGACCTTGAGCCAGTACGCCTCGCCTACCGTGACGATCCATTGACCAGTCAGACGGAGAAGCTGTGAGCGGGTGATGTTCGGGTGCGGGCGGTCGAGCACCATCTTGAGCGGGTGGTCGTCGAGGATCTCGTCGACCACTGTGCCGTCCCGCTCGCGTCGCTTGAGCTTCACTTCTGGGTTCAGGGTCGATACGCGGGTCGCGATGGCGCGTGTGGCGGTGTCTGCGATCCCGAGCGACTCGCGCAGTAGAACGTCGTGCGAGGGCTGGTTTGCGATGCCAGGGCCGAAGTCCCTGAAGCCCGGCGGTTGGAAGTCCATAGGGGGTCCGCTGGCCCGCTTCCCGCTAACCCAGCTCGCTATGCGCTCTCTGGCTTCTGAGATCATTGGGGCCTCAACTCCTCGTCCACCACGTCCTCGCCGTACAGGTCGCCTGGAGTCAGACCGGCCCTCACAGGGAACAGCTCTGCAATCGAGTACACGAGCGCGTCAGCCCTGTTAGGCGATCCGTCTCCCTCGTAGGTCGTGGGGGTGAACTGCGTGATTTCGTCCTCGAGTTCAGGGAAGCTGCCGACGTGCGACACCTCCCCGCGCTCGTACATCCCGGCGACCGGCTCGAAACGGCTTGGCTTCGACTTCGATGCCCAGACCTTCTTTGTTCTGATCTGAACGCCCATGCGCTCCATCGCGTGCGCGAGCACGGTGGGCACGAGATCGCCGCCGTAGTTCGCCTCCCAGACGATGCAGCTCGCCTCGAACTCAAGCGCGAGTTCAATCACCTTGCGCGCCCATCCGTCGGGGCCGAGGGTGCAAGTGCGGTCTGCGAGGACGTAGGCCCGCCGTGGCCCCGCCCTCGCAGTCGCACTTATGCCGCAGGCGTCGCCTCCCCCGCCAAAGGGGTCGACGCCAACGACCACGCGCTCGAACGCCTCGGGTGAAACTCCCGCGCAGCGCTGCGAGTCGATCATCTCTTGAGACACGATCGCGCCCTCGACGTCGGGCAGAATCTCGCCGTCGAGTTCTTGGCGCCCGAGTCTCGTCCCGTGGTATTCGGCGTGCTGCGCCGCGACGTAGCTCGGCGCGAGGTTCGACTCGTTGTCGTACATAGACGCACGCGTAACGACGGTGTCAGCGCGGGAGATCAGCCTCTTGATTAACGCTCTGCGCTTCGGCGTCGATGTGCATATAATCTGCGGGTTCGCCCCCGTCCTGATTCTCTGCTCGCCAAGCGCGAAGGCCTCCGGCCCCGTCATGCCCTCGGGCTTCCACGCGTCGATCTCGTCGTACCATGCCTTGTCAGCTGCGGGGCCCCGGAATCGTTCGGCCTTCTGCGCTGCGAACAGTTGGATCTTGGCGCCGTTATGCGTGATGAGGTTCGGGTCGTCCTTCGCCATGCGGAGCGTCGGCCGTTGGTGAGCAGGCCAGACGCCCAACAGCCCGGGGGCGCCCTCGGATCCGTGTACCATCGTCCTCATAGTGTCGACCCAAGTGGGACCAGCGACATTGACGGTCCGCGCTTCGCCCGAATCGCACCACTTACGAACCATCTGAGCGCCCGTGAATGTCTTACCGCTACCCGCGCCCCACTGCATGATCCAAATAAACCAGCCTGGTGGCGGCTCGACCTGATGCGGTAGGGGAACCCAAAGAGAGTCAAGTTGCAGCCGCTCCGTTGCCGTTAGGCTTTGCAGGAACCGGCTCGTCCTCTCCGGCGAGGAACTGATTGATCTTAGCCTCGAGCGCAGAGTCATCGACTGCGGGGAGATCGACCTCATGCTTTTGAACCGCAGGCCACGCTCGAGCCAGGTACTCTCGGATCATCTGCCCGTTCCGCTTCAGCATGGAGTCGACGAACACCCTCGCGAGCGCCTCGCGCTTCGTCGTGTCGGATCCGGGGATCTCCTCGTCGAGGACTCGTGCGACGATCGTCTCGAATGTTAGGCGAGGCGGTCGACCCTGCGGGTTCCCGCTTTCGCCTGGCTTCCATTGGGTCGCCTTCAGATGCTCGGGACAATCACCCACCCTCCGTCCCTCCGAGGATCACGGGGAATCCGAGTCGGCTGACGACGAACGCGGCGACGAGGTCGGGGGCGTTGTAGACGAGCCACCTCATACCTTCGCCGCGACCGCGTTGGTCTGCGCCTCGCATCTCGAGAGGACGATGTCGCAATACTTCGGGGACAGTTCTATCCCGAGGCACTCGCGACCGAGCGCGGCAGATGCGACCATCGTCGAGCCGCTCCCCATGAATGGATCGAACACAACGTCCCCCGGATCGGTCAGGACGCGAATGAAAAAGTCTGGCATCGACACGGGGAACGCTGCAGGGTGGCCGAGCGCGTCCCTATTCTTTCCGAGCGTGAGGACGTTCGACGGGTAAGCCATGCCCCCGAGTAGATTGTCGGGGATCCCGCCGTTGTAGAGTCCCTTGCCCTGATTGTCGGCGAGTCGTCCCGCGTCCTTGTTGTTACGGTATCCCCCGGTCTTACCCTTCGTGCCCTGCTGTTCGTAGGTTCGCTCATTGTGACCTGCAGCTGTCTTGCGGGAGTCGACGCCCTTCCGCCTCATCCCCTCAGTGAATCCGTGTTCCTGTACGTCCTCCATGTTCGGATGGAGGCCGCTCCAGTCTGGGACGTCGTCGGTCGGGTGCATGACCCTGTCGGGGTAGAATTTGTGTCGGCCGCGAGCGAAGTGGAATATCGGCTCCCAACCGTTCTTGAATCGCTGCGCGGGGGTCTTGGGGGTTCCGCCATGCGACCAGATAAACTCGTCGACGAACCGCCAGCCCCACTCCCTGACGTGAGCTAGGACGAGATCCCTGACGTAGAGAACGCGCTGCCCGTCCTCGCAGTGCTCCTTGATATTGACGAGCCATGATCCATCGTCCGACAGATTCCTCGAGACATTGTCGGCGACGTCTGCGAACCATTCGACGAACCGGTCAGGGTGTATCCCCTCGAACCCGCTCTCCGTGTCGTATTCGCGCTGCTGCGCGTAGGGGGGCGATGTGATCCCGAGCGTCACCTGGCGACCCTCGAGCAGGCGATCGACGTCCTCGCTCGAGGTGGCGTCCCCGCAGATGAGCCGATGCTTGCCGATCTGCCAGACGTCGCCCGGTTCGCATCGCTGCTCGGGCTCGGGTAGTGCGGAATGACCGGCTGATCCATCGTCGACCCCGAGATCCAGGGGCTCTTGGATGAGCTTGGCGAGCTCGTGATCGTCGAATCCCGTCATGGCGAGATCTGCACCCTCGGCCTCGAGACCCTTCAGGAGCTCGCGGAGGGGCGCGTCGTCCCAATCGCCAGAGATCCGGTTGAGCGCGAGGTTGAGCTGCTTCTCGCTGGGGTCGTCGAGGTCGACCCACGCGACGGGGAGCGAATCGAGACCCTCGGCCTGCGCCGCCTTGACTCGCTGATGCCCGCCGACGATCCGACCGGTTCGGCGATTCGCGATGATCGGCTCGACGGCGCCAAAGAACCTCAGCGAGCGCCTCAGGGCGGCGAGGTCATGATCGTCGATCTTGCGAGGATTGTACGGCGCGGCCATTGACGCCAGCTCGGAGACTGGCATCGGCTCGACTTCTAGGCAGTCGGGCGCGGCCGACGTCAAGCATCGACCTCGTCGATCTCGTCGAACTCATGATCGACGTCTCGGCCCGACAGGAATCGCCGGGTATTCCGTTCCATGAATCGATCTACGGGCTCAGCAAGGTCGAGCGCCTCGTAGATGTCGGCGTCATCGTTCGGATCTGGCATCTGTGTCGACCTGATCGACGGTAGTGGTGGGGAGGTGCAGGCGGGATTATCACCATGAATTATAGCAGAGGGTCGGGGCGCCCCGCTATTCGGATCGAGAAGCCGAGCGTTTACCTCGGTCTATAGGGTATCACCGGCATCTACTCGAGACGATCGCGCTCGGATTGATAAGCTCGATCACCTCGTCGATCGATCTACAGATGCACACCTGGCCGCGCCATCGCGAGTGGAATCGCTCCTGCGCCGGGGTGAGCTTGCCACCTGGCCGCTTGAGTTCGATCAGGAGGTTGCGGCCCCGCCAGCCGATCAGGAGGTCGGGAGCGCCGCGGTGGTTGAGCTTCTCGAAGGGGATCCCGAGCTGCCTGAGCGCAGCGCAGACCTCTGGCTCGATCGCATCGCGCGTATTAGCATGGCTGAGCAGACCCACTACTTTGATCCCAGCGCGGCGCGGGCGATCTTGCCTTTATCAAGTTGTATGGGTGACGCGGGACGCATTCCCATTTCACGTTCGTAGTTGACTGCCGCACCGTAGAATTTTAGCGCCGCCCGCAGCCGGGTGATCTCCTGCTCCAGTTCTTCAATGTGAACAGCCGCTTCTGTTTCAGGTAGAAGATTGATCTTCGTCTGCAGGATTGCCTTCTTCCAGCCCTCGCGTAGATCTTTGATTTCTTCTTGTGCTTCTTGGAATAACTTTCGGATCTCGTCCAGTGAGAGCGGGTCACTCACCCTCACCTCCTCTGATGGCTGCGCTGGTAGCCCCCCGTTCATCGCCGCATAAAGCGTTGTGAGCGCGAATCCCCGTATCTGATTCAAACTCGGCGGCGGTTGCGTTTTCGTACCAACCCAATGCTTCGCGTAGTTCTGATGAACGCTCCCGCTCGGCTTCGACGGCATCATTGACAGCGCATCGTATTTGATCGGTGATGGCAAATTCAATAGTTGCGAGGTCGAACATCCCGTCCATCGCGGTTCTTGCCCGCTCTCCCGGCGTCGGGTCAGTCACGACGCCGACCTCCCGAGATGGATCGCGAGCAAGATCACGGCCGCAGCGATGACGTAGATCCAGAAGGGATCCATCGCCTCGCGTTTCCAGATCAGATGCCACCTGATCCCGAGCCGGGTCAATCGGATTCGCGTCACTGTGCCGCCCTCCCCCTGTCGCAGCTCGTCCACCTGAGCGGGAGCTCGATCGTCGAGACCATCTGCGGGTGGACGCCGATCTTCAACATAAAGTGCTTCCAGATGCAAATGTAGCACTTCCGAGCGGGCGTCACCCCCTCATGCGGTCGGGGGAGCTCGTGCTGCGGTTCGCGTCGATCAAAGAACCTTCGGATCCTCATGTGACAGTCAGAGCAGTGTGTAATGATCTCGTGTCGATACCAAACGTCAGCCATCGTCTTTCACCTCGGGGGATACGATCGGATTCAATCGGCGTCGCTCTCTGCGCTGCTCCTCGAATCGTTCGACTTGCAGTCTGCGCTGTCTCGCCTCATTGCACTTGGCGAGAAGCACCGCGAAAGGGGGAAAGGTTCCGTGTTCCCGCGTAGAGATCACGAGATCGATCCCCGCCTTGACGTCCCTGATCTTGAATCGATGTCCCCGCAGGGCATCGATATATTCTGCGGATCTTTCCGAGCTCGCGCCGCTAGGAAAGGCTCGAGCGAGCTTCGCCATGAGCTGATCTCGGACGTCAGTCATCCCGATCCCTTCGGGCCTTGGCGATCGCCTCGGCCGAGTTCGATTCGCGATCGATCTCAGCGAAGCTCTTGGCGCGGGTCGCGCCTGGCCGCGGATTGAGATCGCGTCTCCAGTATCGATGAGCGAGGGCTCTGATCTTGGCGAAGTTCTGGCGATCCGTCTCGAGCCCGAGGGCGGCGACCTCGCAGACGATGAGCTCGTAATTCTCATCGATCCAGTCCTCGAGCGTCTGGCCTGATTCGGAGATCGTCCCGAGCTTGGCGAGCATCGCAAATAGCCATTGTCCATCGACAGCCGAGAGAGCGCCCGCAGATGGGATGATCCCGTCAGGGCTGCTCGAGATCGTCGATCGTGGGCGAACCTCGAGATCGCGGGGGGATTTACCCTCGGGGTCGGGGATCGGGACGAACCCCTCGAGGTCATGATCGGTCTCGCGTATGCTGGGGGGATCGTAATCGGCGAGATCGAGGTCGACGATCTTTCGGCCGACTCGCGACTGATGGAGATCTTGATACAGGGTCTCGTCTGGATGGGCGCGGTCCCCGAGGATCTCGCGGTCGAGCTTCTCGGCCAGGGCGGCCGCGAGTCGGCGGTCACTCTCGATCAAGGCCTCGCGTAGACGGGGATCCATCGGCTCGAGCATCTCTGTATCAGGGGATCCGGATGGGTCGATCGGGGGTGTCGCGCTCTCTCTCGTAGAGAGAGCTTCTACTCTATTCTCCTCTATTCTAATGGTCGGAGCGAATCCCTGCAATTTCGACCAGTTAGAGACCTCTACCAGGTAGACGTCTCCGAGACGTCGCAGAGACGTCAACGAGACGTCTCCTAGACGTCTCATCGTAGCCTCGGCGTGGACGACCCTCTCGCGCCTGGCAAGGGCGCAGATCGAGCGTCGAGATAGGGAGATCGATCCATCCTTGGAGTTGGCTCTCGAGAGCGCAGCGAGCAGATTGATAAAGAGCCGAAACGCGGCGTCGTCGATCTCGGAGATCTTTGGATCATCGAGGATGTCCTCTGTCAATCGGAACCAGGGACGATGATCGCTCGGGAATCGGCGCCTCTTGGCCATTCAGCCCCCAGGGTCATCATTACCGAAGGGGCATCCGATAGGCAACTCTTTTTTTTTTGATTTTGGCGATTATTTGCTCCAGATCCCTTGCCGGGGGGACGATGATGGATATATGATGTCACTCACCCGAAACGGAGGCGCAGATCATGGCCAAGAGCAGCGAATCAAGAAGGGAACTCCCCTGGACAGTCGACGTCGAGAAGGTCAGGCGAGCCGCCGTTTCCGTGGCGAGCAACGCCGACAAGGCCGAGTTCCTGGCCGCTGCCATCCGAGAGGGCGCAGGCGCAATCGAGGCCGAGCTGATCTCGGAACTCCTATCCCTCAGGGCGCGGGACGCGCGAGGTGGCCTGTAATGGCCGTGCGTTGCGGGCATACGGTCTGCTGGGAACGGGCGATCAGCGCCGGTGATGGGCGACCTGTCGAGTGCATCGCCACCGCACCCCGCGAGAGCGATTGCCCGAAGCACGGTGACGAGGCGATTAGCCCGGAGACGGGGCTCTGCCTGCGATGCAAGGCGCTCGCGGATTACGACGCGCCCCCACTGGTTCCCTGCAGGCGGTGCCAGTTCTCGGACGAGCTGAACGAGGACGGGTTCTGCCTGCTCTGCTCGCAGAATGACGGGGCGGCAGCATGAGCGCGCACATCGACGTAAGGCTCGCGAAGGCTCGCAGGAGCAAGCACGTCGCGCTCTGCGCGGCCGTGAGGGATCTCAAGATCGGTCTGCGAGAAGCGAACGCAGAGCTTGAGTTTCTCGGCCATCACATGAAGCCGTTTTCCAAGGCCATCATGACGACACGGGCGAAGCAAGCCCACCGCAGATCGCAGCGCGTGCTCGACTCGATCGACGAGGCCAATCATGGGTGACTGGCCCGTCATCCTGCCGATCCTCGCCGTGGGCTACGTGCTAGGCCGAGCGCGGCCCTTCCGCACGTGGTGCACGCATAACAGTCAGCTCACTATCAGCGCGGGGCGTCTCGGTAGGCGCGACCGCGCGAGGTGCCCGTCTCCCGTGAGAGGTTCTCGCGAGAGTGTTGGTGGCGTGGAGCGCAATGAAATGGTTTTCAAGTGATAGCCGCCAGGGCGAGGGGTGGCTCGTGGGATAAGGCCGGAAGCTGAGGCTCACGGGTCGCCCCTTCAACTTCGACCGGAGGTCATAAGTCATGAAAGCAACGGAGCAACCGAGCGAACTGGTCGTCGCAGAGTCGGGCGAGGTCGTCGCACCGAGCGCGCAGGGCGCGAGCGCATCCCTTGAGACGTATCTCGAGATTCAGCGCGTGTTCGATCTCAAGATGCCCGACTGCATCATGCCGATTCAGGACAAGAAGTTCCGCAAAAAGGCGTACTGGCGCGCGATTGCGACGGCGTTCAACGTGAGCTGCGAGGTCGTCAGGGTCGAGCAGGTCGAGTTCGGGAGCGTCGAGGGCGGAGACTTTGACTGGGGGTTCACCGCCATCGCTCGCGCGACCACGACGAACGGCCGCATCTCTGAGAGCGACGGCACCTGCATGGCCAGCGAGAAGTACGGCGGCTCCTGCACCGTCCACAACGTCCGCTCGCACGCGGTCACGCGCGCGAAGAACCGCGCGATCTCGGACCTCGTTGGGTTCGGAGAGGTGAGCGCCGATGAGCTGCCCGCCGATGCGTTCGCTCGCCAGGTCGAAGGCGTACTCGACGAGCCAACCACGATCCCGCACGCGCCGACACAGCAGGGGGCCGTAGCGCCCACGGGCGGCACGCTCACGAAGGCCCGGATCAAGCAGCTCGGGGTATGGCGCGCAGGCTTCAAGGCGTCCGAGGAGGTTCACGGCAAGAGCGACGAGGACAAGTGGAAGTCGATCAACTGGGCGCTCGACCGCATGGGCTTCGACAAGGTCGATCAGGTCGATGACGACCGGGGCGATGAGCTGATCGAGACGATCGGTCAGTACCCCGCCAGCCAGCGGCCCCCGACACCTGGCGAGTTCACCGGCTCGGGTGACGCGGAGGTGCCCTTCTGATGCAGCTCTACAAGATCGCAGACGAGATCGAGCGAATCCTCGCGTCCGAGGTGGACCGCGAGACAGGTGAGATCTCGGACGAGACGCTTGAGAAGCTCGCAGAACTCGAGATGGGTCGCGACGCGAAAGCGCTCGCGGTCGCCGCGTACCTCAAGGGCGAGCTGGCCGAAGCGGAGGCCGGGAAGGTCGAAGCCGAGAAGCTCAAGAAGCGGGCGACCGTTCACGAGAACCGCGCGAAGCGGCTCGTCGAGTATCTCCAGAACTGCATTCCGCAGGGATCCGATCCTATCTCAGACGCTCGCTCTAAAATAGCTTGGCGGAAGAACCCGCCGAAGGTGTCGATCCCTGACGCCGAGGCAGTCCCGCCGAAGTTCCAGCGGGTCGTTCCCGAGACGCGGGCACCCGACAAGAAGGCGATCCTCGATGCGCTCAAGGCGGGCGCGTCGCTTCCGTTCGCGGTGCTCATGCGATCGAACCGGCTAGAGATCAAGTGATGGCGGTGCCCGAGCCGTACTACAAAGTTCTCGACAAGGGTGGCGAGGCGCTCTACGGCCGCGGGGCGTGGGGGTTGCCGCGCGGTAGTCGTCCAGGCTGCTGGGAGAAGGCTACGGGCGAACTCGCAGTCTGTCGAAACGGGCTCCATCTCTGCCGCCGGGGCGACTTGGTTCGTTGGCTCGGGCCGCGGATCTTCGAGGTCGAGACTCGCGGCGACGAGTTGATCGTATCGTCCGACAAGGTAGTCGTGCGCGAAGCCCGCCTAGTCCGTGAGTTGGCTTGGGACGAGAGGGTCGCGCGCCTATTCGTTGCGGACTGTGCTGAGCGGGTGCTCCCGATCTTCGAGGCACAATACCCCGACGACGATCGGCCCCGAATCGCGATCGAAATCGCGCGTCAGTTCGCGATGGGTGCTGTTGACGATGCCGCGAGGGCTGCCGCGGGGGATGCCGCGTGGGCTGCCGCGGCCGAAGCCGATGCCGATGCCGCGGCGCTCGCGACCGCGATGGCGGGGGCTGCCGCGTGGGCTGCCGCGTGGGCTGCCGCGGGGGATGCCGCGAGGGCGAGGTTTCCCGTGAGGGCTGCCGCGTGGGCTGCCGCGAGGGCGAGGTTTCCCGTGAGGGCTGCCGCGTGGGCGGCCGCGGGGAGGGCTGCGTGGGCTTGGCAAACCGAGCGTCTGTTCGAGTACCTCGGAAAGTGACGCTCGTGTGGGCCTGCGTGCTGATCTCGTGGTCTAGCCCTGGCGGGGAGTTCGCGGGCTACTACGTCGGGGTCGACGGCGTGGGCATAGCGGCTGTTCTCCGTACTGGCGGCAGGGTTCGCAACGAGTGGGAGTTCTGCCCGATCGAGAAGTACCACGCTTTCGAGCTTCGCATCGCGGCATACCCGCAGAGCGGGAACCACGGCCCCTGGAGCGACCCGCTGTTCGTGCAGCGCATCCACAACTTCGATGCGAACGGCAGCGGGGCGACAGACGGCGGCGACTTCGGCGCGTTCGTGAACGCATGGGGGAGTAGCGCCCCAGCTTTCGACGCGGACGGCGACGGGGTCGTGGGGGGCGGCGACTGGTCCGCGTTCGTGACGGCGTTCGGTTGCGAGTATCTCGAGAGCGGGATCGCGGTGTGCCTGTGAGCGCACGTTTGCTATTCGCGCTCGGGCTGCTCGGCCTCGTGGGCATGGTGGTCGCGACCCTAGTGGGGGCACGGATTCTGGACGACCGCTGGCAGGCGAGTAAGGCGCGATTTAAGCGACCAGACGGCCCGCCGCGGACGCTGCTGGAGGGGGAGCCGGACGGGCAGCCGGTCAAGTGGAAGTGGTAAATGGCGTGGCTCTACGTCCCATCACGGGGCTCGCACTTTGTGCCGGGGTTGGAGGACTCGAGCTTGGGCTCAAGCTCGCCCTGGGAGAGCGATACCGAACTGTCTGTTACGTCGAGCGGGACGCCTACGCAGCGAGCGTCCTCGTGGCGAGGATGGCAGACAAGGCCCTGGATTCGGCTCCTATCTGGGACGATCTCGAATCCTTCGACGGCAGATGGTTCCGCTCGACAGTGGATATTGTCTCTGCGGGGTTCCCGTGTCAGCCAGCAAGCACAGCAGGAAAGCGTAAGGGCGACCGAGACGAACGCTGGGTCTGGCCTCTCATTACAGACATTCTTCGCGACACGCGACCGCGAGTTATTTTTCTGGAAAACGTGCGTGGACTCATCCAATGCGGACTCGCCCAGGTTCTCGGATCGCTGGCCGATCTCGGGTTCGATGTGGAGTGGGGAATGTTCAAAGCGTCCGAGGTTGGAGCGCCGCACTTCCGACCCAGGGTGTTCATTCTTGCCCACTCCCGCAGCGAGCCCCTACGGATCGAACCGGGGCGGGGGGGCGGGCAGGATCGGGAAGATCCGCCTGAGCCTGCGCGGGATTTTCGGTGGTCCCGAGAACCCGGAATACATCGAGTGGATGATGGGACTCCCTACAGGGTGGACCGACTGCGATGCCTCGGGAACGCCGTGGTTCCCCAGCAAGCCGCGCTCGCCTTCCGAGAGCTCTGGGGGCGGATAGCGACATGACGCGCTAATGCGTCGCGGAAATAGGAGAAGCGAATCATGAGCAACACGAAGCCGAAACTCACCCAGATCCGATCAAAGATCGTGACCATGACGGTGCGCTCGAGGATCGCCCTCGAGGAGATCGATCAGCTCATCGCGATGGGTGGCGAGGGTGATACCGGGACGATCGAAGCCGCGACCGAATCAGTGAAGGGATCATCTACTGGCGTGCTCTCAGATCTCAAGCGCTACAACTCAGGGCAGGGCTGAATCGCCTCATCAAGCTTTTTGCGGATCGCCCCAAATGATTCCGCAAAGATCGTGAATGTCGGAGCCTCCCCCCCCTCGCTCGTGGCGGCATATTCGTGGCAGGGCGCCAGGGCATCCCGATTGTGCCAGATGGAGTGATTCCGGTAGATCGTGAAATACGTGTAGCCGCCGTGCTGGTTTCTCATGAGTCCTCGTCCATCGTTTCGGGGTGAACCAGCTGGTCGTACCATTCCTCTCGGAATACGTCGTCAATCGCGATCGAGAAATACTTGCCGAGCTGCAATAGCTCGCCAGGTGTCAACTCAGACCAAGCGATCCCGGGTGCTCCGTTCGAATCGAACCACAGGACGACGGCCTGAATCACTGGGTTATTTTTCTGCGCTGTTAGCTTCGCGAGGTGCGCGGCGAGTTGCGCCGGGCCATTGATCTCGGTCGGTAGGATGAGAACATCCTCAAGCTGCATCGCGCCTCGCCTTCTCGTAGCGACCCCTCGCTACGGTGTGGTACTGGCCGCAGTCCCTACAAACGAACTGAACCTTGTCGTGCCCGGCAGCCGTGCGTCGGTGCTTGTTCACGATCGTGTTCGCGCCGTTGCAGTTCGGGCATCGGCTCACGTTGCGCGCAATACTCGCCTGGGGCGCTGGGAACCACGGCCGAGCGTACTGCCAAAGCTCAGCCAGGAGGTCGACGTCGCGACGGCAGTAACGCGCCATCTCGCGCAATGAGGGCTGGTGGTTCTCCGTCACGATCTTGACCCAAAGGCTGTAACTGGTCCTGATCTTCTCGCCGAGCGAGAAATACTGCCCGAGGTCGTCGAGCTTGTTCGAGTTCATGTAGGTGTAGCGAGAGAATAGCTTTTTCGTATCGACCGTGACGTAGTGCGGAGCCATCGGGATGCCGTACTTCATCGCGCGCGCGCGCAGCCAAGGCTGATCGAACGAGTCCCCGAAGTGGGCGATCGAGTATCGGGCTCGATCGAGTAGGGCCACCGTCTTGCGGATCATCGTCTCTTCATCCGCGTCCTTTCCCCACGTGAGCGTCCGCGCCTTGCCTCCGTCGAGCCACTTGTAGCCGACGACGCAGATCTGCCGCTCTTTTAGAACCGCCTGTGGGAGAATGGAAACCTTGTAGCCGGTGCGCCAGAAGAGCCCAATGTTCGGTGTCGTTTCGATGTCCCAGACCAGAACGTCATCGTCCACTCATACCCCCTCGAGTCGAACCATCCAAGTCGGCAGCGCAATCATGTGGCGGCACCTCTCGCCTACGTCGGGGCCGCATGAGTCCCATGACGAGTTGCCGCCGAGCCGCACGCCGACGTACAAGACGATCGGCGCAATCTGCAAATACCAAGGGAGGAGTTCTCGGGCGTGCTGGCGTAGGGCGCGGTCGGCGAAGCCCTTGGCACGCCAGGTCATCGAACCTGCGTCTCGGTCTCGTCGAGTATTTTCTAGAGGACGGTGACAGCGCGTGCAGTAGTGCCAATCATGCACGCGGCCGGCTAGCCTGAGATTATGCCGCGCGTATACCCAGTCGGGAAAGCCACCCGAGAGCCCATCGTCTTTGAAGTCGGGCCAGAGCTGGGCGATCTGCGTCAAGTAGTAGTCGATCCGCTCGGGCTTGCGTTTCACGGTGCTGCCCACGAGATCGGAACGCGGGTCGAGTCACCCCGGCACTCGACCAGTTCGTCGAAGCACTCGAACGCGGTCGCGCGCCACTCGAGGACGTAGTCGCGCTGCATCCACGCGCCAAAGGATGAGCCGACGACGAGCCCGAGGGTCGAGCCGATCAGGAGCCCGATGAGTATGCCGAGTGCGACCCTCACGGGACGGGGGAAAGCCCCTTAGCCGCGCCCTCCGCGATCACGCCCAGGGCGTCCGTCCCGTTGTCAGAGAGGCCGGTGTCCTTCGTCGACTGAGCCAGAGCCGCGCAGTCCGTTGTGACCAGCTCGGTCTCGCCGGTCCCGAGGATCGCGGTCCTGAGCTGGTATCGCTCGAGGCGCCCGTTCGAGTGGTATTCGCAGCTCTGGCGAGTCGTCGCGCACCCCCAGAGGAGCAGCAGCAGACACAGGGCAGCGAAAGCCAGGACGGGCGCGGCGAGCATACCGGCGAACAGCCGATCGGCCAGCAGAGGCGATCCTCGAGGTCGGTTCACTGGACGCCTCCGTGAGTGATCGAGAAGTGTCCTCCGTCGTGACGGAGTCGGTCGCCTGGCTTGTCGGTCCGGCCCCCCCAGTACGTCAGGGGATGGAGGTCCTCCCAGAACACGCCGAGTTCGCGGTAGGCCTCGGTCGACCAGAGGATCCGGCCGCCTGGTCGTCGGATGTAGAGGTCGATCGCGAGGCCCTTGCAATGGAGCGAGTTCTTGATTCCGACGCCGGCGAGCTCGTTGCGCGCGGCCTGCGCGGGGGTGCGCCAGAGGTCGCGCTGTCGAACCTCGAAGCCAAGCTCGAACGCCTTCGCGAGTAGCTTCGCGTGGCACCGTGCGAAGAGTTCCTGCTTCTCGCCGACCGTCACTTGTCGGGCTTCCGAAGCCTGCGGACGTCAGGAGCCTCACCGTCGCCGCCCGTGTTCTTGTCGATCCGCTTGAGGAGGTCGCGGTTGACTTGCAGCTCGTGGTGGATCGTCCTGACGTTCTCCTCGTTCGCGTTTAGCCTGTCGTTCTGATCGTCGTCGCTCTCGCCGATCGCGTTCGTCCATGTCATCGCGAGCGCCGCGAGTATCGCGCAAACTCCCGTAGCAAGTGCCTGCCAGATTCCTTTGCCGTTTCCGTTTGCCATTACTCGCCTCATGGTGTGGTGGTGGGTATCGCTGTCGGGGTCGCCGTTGGGCCAGGCGGC